ATGTGGGTCACGATTACCTTTTGGACTCTGATGATCGTTACGAATTTTATCATAGAGTTGAAAAGAAAATCCCATTTGACCTCGACTTCTTCAATAAAATAACACAAGGCGGACTATCTTCTAAAACATTAAATATTGCTCTTGCGGGTACAGGTGTTGGTAAATCTCTGTTTATGTGTCATCTCAGTTCTAGTGCCTTATCACAGGGAAATAATATTTTGTATATTACATTGGAAATGTCAGAAGAACGAATCGCGGAAAGAATAGATGCAAATTTGTTGAATATTCGATTAGACGATTTGGTAAGTTTACCTAAAAGTATGTATGAAAAGAAAATGGAAGACCTCAAGAGTACAGTTAAAGGTAGATTAATTATCAAAGAATATCCTACAGCCGCGGCAAGTACAAATCATTTTAGGGCATTATTAAATGAATTAAATCTCAAGAGAAATTTTAAACCAGATATGATTCTTGTAGATTATATTAATATATGTTCTTCTGCTAGAATTAAGCCAGGAGCATTTACAAATTCTTACAGTTATATTAAATCTATAGCAGAAGAACTTAGGGGGTTAGCAGTGGAATTTGATGTTCCTATCATGTCGGCCACTCAAACGAATAGACAAGGTTTTCAAAATACAGATGTTGGTCTTGAAGATACTAGTGAAAGTTTTGGACTTCCAGCAACTGCCGATTTCATGTTTGCTATTATTAGTAATGAAAATTTGGAAGAAGCCGGACAAATATTGATCAAACAGTTAAAAAATCGATATAGTGATATTACCTCAAATAAGAAATTTTTAGTGGGAGTTGATAGAGCTAAAATGAGACTTTCCGATTTGGGGGAGTTATCACAATCTGGACTAGTTGATACTGGTAAAGTTGAAAAAAATGATACTCCATCGTTTGACATAGCTACCGGTGGAAGAATGAAAAATAAGAAAGACTTTGGGGAGTTTAAATTTGAATAATATAAATGTAGGACTAAATAGAGGTCATAACTCCGCTGTTGCTCTCTTAAAAGATGGAGATATTGTATTTTATATAGAAAATGAAAGATTATCTAGACTAAAACATGATCACTTTCCATTTCACGCACTTTTTAAAATACAAGATTTTACTGATTATGTAGATGATATTTGTATAGCCGGATTGTGTTCAATGACGGAGACTTCTGTGCCCGATAAGTTCGCCATATCAAGATTCGCGCACTACTTTATTTCACGATTAAATAAATCATTTTATTATCGTGATCCCCCTTTTCATTCACATGATTTGGGTCTTTTCCATCATAAAATGCATGCATCTTGTGCATTTTATAATTCAGGTTTTAAAGAAGCGATATGTATTGTTAGCGATGGAATGGGGTCAGATTATTTTTTTGAAACTGCTAATGATAATTTACATGGTAGAGAATTAACCTCTGTTTTTTCTTGTAACTATCCATCTAATTTTGAAGTAGTTGAAAAACATGTTTTTTCCCATCCTTCCATTTCCCCACACCGTTGTAAACGGATTAGTACAGAAAAAATTAAAATTGATCATGTTGTAAGTCCAGCGATAGCTTTTGAAACAACATCAACGGCTTTTGGTTTTGGTCCGTTAGATGCTGGAATAATTATGGGCATGTCTTCATATGGAAAAGAAGATTCTTCATTACCTCCCATTTATGAAGATGGTAAAATAAATATGAAATTATTTATAATGAACACCGGATTTCATAATATAAGGTTAAATTTAGATCATAAATCATTTGAGTTTCAAGATAAAGCAAATTGGGCTTTCGCTTTACAAAAAGAAACTCAAAAAAACATGAAAAAATATATACATGATATTATTGATAAAACTAAATGTAAAAATATTTGTTTGTCGGGAGGATTCTTTCTTAATTGTGTAGCAAATTATGAATATCTTGATGGTTTACCCGAAGATGTAAATTTATATATAGAACCAAATTCTTCAGATGCAGGAACTGCTATTGGAGCATCAAAATTTATTTGGCATTACAGAACTAGAGATACAACCATAAGAAAACAGAATACATTATATTATGGTCCTGAACCTGATTATAATAATGTAAAAGATAAATTAAATAAAAATGAATCTATAAGTAAAGTTAATTATGAGGATGTTATATCTTTAATACTGAAGAAAAATCCAGTCGCTCTTTATCAAGGTAGATCTGAAGCTGGTCCGAGAGCATTGGGGAATAGAAGTATTATTTATGATCCAAGAGATAAAGATGGAAAAGATGTTGTAAATACAATTAAAAAAAGAGAATGGTTTCGGCCTTTTGCGGGAACAGTATTATATGAAAAGGTAAACGAATGGTTCGATATGAGAGGACTAGACGAATCTCCTTATATGTTATATGCATTGAACGTTAGAAAGGAAAAAATAAATGAAATTCCTGCCATAACCCATGTCGATGAAACTTGTAGGGTACAAACATTGAAACAAAGTCAAAATTTACATTTTTATAATTTAATAAAACTGTTTTATGACCAGACGGGGGTGCCGATATTATTTAATACCTCTTTTAATTTATCAGGTGATCCTTTAGTAGAAACTTTAGATGATGCTTTATATACATTAAGAAATTCAAATTTAAATTATTTGTATCTACCAGAGATAAAAAGTATGATACATGTACCAAAAGGAGAATAACTTTGAATGATGATAAAGTTGTAAATCTAGAAAAATATAGGAAAGAAAAAAACAAAGGAACTCCTATCTCCACGCTCAAGGCTTTTCTGCCTGATGGGTATTACGTTTTCCCTGAAATGGGGTTAATGATCCATGTCCTATTTGTTACGGACAATAGTATACATTATGATGAAGAAGAAGTCTACGTGATGGAAGACCAATACGGTAATTTCTTTGCTGATACAGTTGAAGAAGAAACTTGCGAAGGATGGCACGAACTTCACAAAGATGCATTTATGAGTTCCGTAGAACAAAATAGGCCACCAGATCCACCAGAACCGATAGTGGGGTAACGTAGTATTATAAATATATCAGTAAAGTGTACTTTAATTAAGGGAACGAATGAAATCATTTAAAAGCCATTTATCACATCTACAATTGATCGCGGAAGGTCGCCAAGATGTTCAAGATCAATTAGTGGCTGCTGGAAAATCTGCTGGACTAGCAGCACATTCCAATCCAGCGAGGATTTTTAATCCCAATAAAATGAAAACTGACGATTTCGTAGCTTTAATTAAAAAGGAGTTTGAAGTAGAAAATGTTATAGTTCTTGCCCCTAAAGCACAAGGAAATCCAAGTTCTTCATTTTTTACTTTTTTATGGAATGAAAATCAAATAACTCTCGCAGGAGAAGTTAAGGGTAGAGGTAGTAGACAAACTGAAGAACAAGAATTATCATGGCTTTTAGTTTTAAGTGCTTATTATAATGGTGGGGGAGACTTAAAAAATGATGAACTTGTAGATTTCATGAAGCAAGAATCTAAAGTATATTCAAAAATTGAAAAAAAGGGGGTCCCTTTGGATGAAAAAGCTGCGGAGGGTCTAGCTAATTGGTTATATGATGAGAAAAATTTGGCATGGTTTAAATCTCATAGAGTACAGGCAAAAGGTTTTATTAATACAGTTAAAACCGCCCCAAGCAGATTTGTTAAAGATTATCCCAAACTTGATATAGTTCTAGAAGCAAAGAGACTTTTTCCGAAAGCTGTACCTGGACAAAGATTTGATAAAGATAAATGGAATCCAGCGGATGTTTGGCTCTATTATGAAACTTTAACAAAACAAGCAACTTTAACAGATTTAAATAATTATCTACTTACTTCTATAGAGGGCACACCTTCAGGTATCATAGGAGTATCATTAAAAATGGGTAAGGGCGGAAAGCCGACCATAATAAATGCTAGAAAACGTAATGTTTATATAGTTGATGATTTTGATATGAAATTTGGTGATTTATTCGCCCAAAATGTCAATACAGAATATGGTGGACAAGGTATGGAAGGCTATTCAGTTATGTATAGATTGTTTAGTCCGAAAATCGGAGAACTTATTAGAGGTGAGGCCAATAAAAAGCTATCAAAAGCCGCACATGGTAAAGTTTATTTAAAATACATTGATCATTTAACAGGCGGAGAACAAGCGACAAAAGCTGTTTCATCTGTAGCCAAAAAGATAGTTGAGATGGATAAAAAGACCGGAATTTATGTATTAACTGCTGATGGAAAGAAAACATTCCGTAGAATTTCAAGAGCATGGCCTATTGTACGAGATAATAATATAATTGAATGGGCATCTACAGCAAATCCCGCTAATTATAATAAACTTATAGATGAAAAATCTTTTTTAGAATATGTTAACGAATATGCTATAAAAAATAAATTACAAGAGAGTGAAATGCAAGTACGAGTTATGGCACGATTTCAGACCATTATGCTCGGTACTGTTTTTTCTTCTATAAAACGGAAAAGTGTAGATAAATTACATGAAATTGTATTGGGTATGTTATTATTTGCTAAATCAGAATCGTCTTGGTCTGCACCGCACATGAAGGCACAGTAATGTTCGCATTCTCTAATTTTTTAACAGAATCAAAGAATCTCCACATGGAACACCTTGAAGATGAGGTATTAAATGGTGGAGTAGAAGGGACAAGAGGAGCAATAAACTTCCTTCAAGGATTAAGAGATATGCTAGCGGGTAGTGGTAGTTCATCTGTGAATGTAACTGTCAAATGGGACGGAGCACCTGCTGTGTTTGCTGGTATTAATCCAGAGAATGATCAGTTTTTTGTTGGAACTAAAGGAGTATTTGCTAAGTCAGGTGGTAAATTAAACTATACTGAGGC